AATTAGATTAACGTGCTGAAAATCATTATCGTTACTGCTGGAGTCAAGCCAGAAGGCCGCTTCTCTCGTGTCTGCGAAAGCCATGTAGATGTAAGTACCACCGCTTGCATTGTTTCGACTATCGTGCTTAATCTGAAAGCCATTACTGTTGAAGTCTATATCGTTACTTCCATCTGTTGCCTCAACGTCAGATCCCGCAGGAAACAAAAAAGGCGTAACAGGGTTTACAGTATCTCTAGTATTATCAGAGATAGTCCATGATCCGCCTGAATCAGTACGTTTTAAGATAATCATTGCGGGCGCAAAGCCGCACGTTATGCTTGGCCCAGTAGCCGATCCATTTCCGCTATAGCTCCCAAACGCACTCCTGCCAGCGGTGGCTGTCCAACAGTAGGCGATGTATTTGTCACCTGAGCCAGTAAACCCACTTGAAAACACAGACGATGTAGGTGCTGTGTCCTGCCACGCTCCTGTTGAACCCGCCGCATTAGTAGAATTTAAAACAATTTTTTGAGTTGCTCCTAATGCGGAATGAAAACAAGTCCAATCTGAAGATCCGTCACGCCTTTTAACAATAATCCAATCTGGAGCCGCTGATAACCCATGACCGGCCGTAGATGCTGAAGCACTTGCTTCAATACTAACGATACTATGCCCAGTAGTATCACTTGCAACAACTTTTGACTGAATAGTTCCCTTAACATTTGTATACCCTTTTGTAGATGGGGTATTTGCCTGACCACCCATACCAGAGTGATTAGTGCAATAGTAATAAAGAGTCGGTGCACCAGAAGCTACGGTAATTTCTGTGTAAGCACCGGATGATCCGGGTGTTCCGTTTGTTGTAACACCTGTAGTGTATTCGGAGCCACTACCGTGAGTTCCATCTGATGTTGTTGAAAAACGGAGAGGGTGTCCTGAGTTTGAACTATCTGATTGATCAAAACGATATGTGCCGCCTTCAGATAACTCTAAAGTGATTGCACTAGTTCCAAAGTCATCAAAGCGATATTTATTTCCACTGTCAGACACAACCTTAACTACATATGTGGCGGTCTGTGATGTTCCACCTGCATCCCAACACCAAGCTACAATTGATTGGTCATCTCTATTTAAGCCGCCGTCAGAGCCAACAGTAAAGCCATCAGAGTCAAAAGACGAAAGGTCATTAGAGCTATTTACTTCGGCAATGGTTTGATTGGAATTCAAACCGATAAGTGGGCCACGAACAGAATCATACAGATAGTGATCATCGGCGTTGTCTCTGTTTTTGATCCAAACAAAATCGGGTTCAAAGCCGGTTCCTGTGACAGACTGTGTGCCGCCGTTGCCCTCATACAAGACCGTGTTGAACGCCTCTACAGTCGTATCGTCTTCAAACGTGAGATGAAAGCCGTTTGTACCCATTGTGAAGTTGGAGGATGTAATGTTCTTGGGAACCCAAATGCCGTTCTTTGTTTCACCGAAAGCATCAGCGTCATGGGCTGTGCCGTCAATAAGAAATACTTCGGCTAAATAGCCATCATAACTTCCTTCGCCAGACCAATGATGAACCGTTGTATTATTGATGTTTAGGTCTGCGTTTTGTGACGGATAGGTCGCGGTGCTTAAAGATTGTAATGAACCATTGATATATATCTTTACACGATTTGATGCTGTTGCTTGTGTGGTATCAACTTCAAAAACAAAGTGATACCAAGCAGATGAATCACGCAACACTGCATTTGTTGTGCAATTAATGTTTGAATTATCTGGATGCCCAAACAGCCTTAATTGATTGTCGCTTGTAAACTGGATTGCTTCATAGTTGTTAGTTGTCAGGTTTGCTCGAAAGATAGTTTCAAAACCACCTACACCTTTTTTTGTCCAGAAGCTGATTGTAAAAGTTCTTCGATTACCAGCAGATGATGGTGTCCTGCTTAACAATGCTGAATCATCATCATTAAACCGCAAAGACCCATTAATGGTCTTTGGATAAAAATCAGTGCTAGGATTATAAATCCATTGCGCTGAACCAAATGGACCGCTCATTAGCTAAACGCCAACTGTGGAGCACCCAAAAGGATGCGGTTGGATGCCGCTACGACATAGGGAATAATGTCTGTAGCACTTGCGGTGCTGGACAATGTGATTCCTGTACCACCTGCTGTTTCATAGTCTGTCCCCAAACTCAATGTTCTACCTCCAGTGGAGTCTTGTATGCACACGATAAATCCACTCTGTCCTACCGTCTCCGTGGAGGGATTAGCCAATGTGACGTTACCTGTGAGCGTCAGGACAAAGTTTTGGTTGGCTGAAAAATCTAATGTGACACTGCCTGTATTCGATGTATCTGTGTCTGTATTAGCTGTCGCAACAGCACCGACTGTTAGACTACCACTAATAACACCAGTACCGCCAGTGAGAGTGCCGGTAGTAGTAATTGCACTAGAACCATTGTTTATAGCACCAAAGCCGCTTGTAATAGAGCCGCCGTCTAGTGCTCCCACTGAAGTAACATTGGTTTGTGCCGCAGTTTGTAAAGTACCTGTTAAATCGCCGTTAATATTACCAGTTACATTTCCAACAACGTTACCTGTAAATCCCGCCGACGTTACAGTGCCTAGTGAAGCACCTCCGTCAGCAAAAGTAATTGTGCCGCCATCAGCATCTAGCGTAACTCCACCACTGGAGTTAAGCGTGACTGTTGTACCCGCAAGTTCTGCTGTGCCATCAGCGGTAATTGAAATGTTAGCGGCGGCGGCGGCAGTATCAGTCGTTGTGATATCTAACGTACCATTTGTCCCAGCAGTAATTGTGGCGGTGTCATCGGTAGAGCCGGTAAGAGTAATTACTTTACCATCAATAGCTACATCATCAGCAGTTACAGAGCCACCAGTGATTGCTCCTGTTGTAGTGATCGTGCTAGAACCATTATTAATATTACCAAAGTTACTAGTTATTGATCCCCCGTCAAGCGCACCTACTGATGTTATGTTTGTTTGTGCCGCTGTTTGGATTGTTCCAGTTACGTTTCCTACAAGATTACCTGTGAACCCGTTGGAAGTTACAGTGCCCAAAGATGACCCACCATCAGCAAATGTGATAGTGCCACCATCTGCATCAAGCACAACCCCGCCACTAGAGTTAAGTGTTACGGTAGTGCCCGCAAGCTCTGCCGTTCCGTCGGCTGTTATAGTTATATTAGCGGCGGCGGCAGAGGCATCCGTAGTTGTGATATCTAACGTGCCATTTGTTCCTGCCGTTAGCGTTGCAGTATCGTCAGTGGAACCAGTTAAAGTAATGACCTTGCCATCTAAAGCTACGTCATCAGCAGTCACAGAACCCCCGGTAATAGCCCCGGTAGTAGTGATAGTACTTGACCCAGTATCAATGTTTCCAAAACCACTTGTTATTGACCCAGAGTCTACGGCACCTATTGATGTAATCGCACCACCTGTGTAAGTTTTAAGATCAGCGACAGTTATCTGTTTCATCGTGCCGTCGTCATTTAGAATGATTTGATCGGCATCTACTACGGTGGTGCTACTAGAAGAAGTATTACCATCCATAATATTAAGTTCAGCGGCTGTAGCAGTAATGTCGGTGCCACCAATATCTAACGTAGTCATACTAACTTCACCAGCAACGGTGACTACACCAGAAGCTAAAGTCATCAAGTCAGTATCACTGGTGTGTCCGATTGTTGCACCGTCAATATTGATGTTGTCAATAACAGCCTGTGTTACAGCACTGTTTGTACCTAACGTGATTCCGTCTACAGAACCTCCATCTATGTTTGCTGTGTCTGCTACAAGCGCGTCTGTGGTCACAGTGCCATCAAAGAACGCATCTTTAAACTCTACAGAACTAGTGCCTAAATCCACATCGTTATCTGTAACGGGAACAATTGCACCATCTTGAAAACGAACCTGTTCTACAGTAGAACCTGCACCGCCCGCATCTACAAACACACCTACTCGATTATTAGTGTTGTCTACTACGACTTTATTTAGAGGTGTAGTTACACCCGGGTCGCCTATTAAACCAATTACAGGTCCTTCAGCCGCTGTCCCATCGTGCTTATGTCCGGTAGAATTATTAAAAGCAGAAAGAACCTGATTAAACTCATCATTTGAGTGTGCCGCTGTTATAGTGTCGCCGTCAGAATACGAGGACTGCCTAGTGTATCCCGCCATTATCTTCTTCCTCCGGGAGTAAATTCAATTTGATAGCCTTTTATAGAAATAGGATCAACCCCTGCGTTATCTTCTAAACGTAAACCGACTACAAAGCCACCGCCTTCAACCGTTTGTCGTGCTAGAGGTGCTCCTGACGCACCATAAGTTGCAGTGCCATACGTAGATTGTGTAGCACCGTATATTGCAAAAGCACCACCAATAGCTAAATCGTAAGGATCAGGCTGTGGAACATCTGCCGCGTCAAAGTCGTAAAGCAATCTGAATGAGGTATTTACACCCCCTTCGTTAGTGTAGTTCCAAATCACACGTTGCATGGACTTTCGTAAACCGGGATCTCCCATCGTATGATCGGGAGAACGATAAATAGCTTTTATGTTTGTTCCGTCAAAAGTGTTACCCGACTCTTGTTGATGAACGTAGTGGTCGTATCCTGCGTGTAGTATTGTCTCTACATTACTGATAAAACCAGAAGTTGCATACGTAGGCTTTAGACCTATTAAGTCAGCATACTCAAAACCTATGCCGCCTTGTTCCCCGGCTTTTATTACGCCTATTACACCAGCGGCTTTAGCAGTCGGACCAGCATCCGTGGGAAAAAACAGTCGATACTGTGATTTTTCTCTAATTACTAAAGATGAAATACGTTCTAAAGAAATACCATCTAATCTAGTTTGTATTTGTTTAGACACAGTACCCAATTCTGTATCGCCAATTTTTTCTGTACCAGCTACCGTACGTAAACCGTCCGGTGCTAAGAAGATTAAATCACCACCAATTTCTTGGACACTAAACCCGTCTGAACATCCTATCTTACGCGTGATGGGTGCAAGCTGAAAGTTAGCAACAGAATCTCCTGCCAGTTGATATATCTCATCTTTACAAAATACTATGAGCCTATCCCGAAACACTCGTAACTTAACGACAGGGCTTTCGGTTCTAAACGATCCGCCGCCACTAGCGGGCGTGAAGTCTGTTGGATCAAATGGTGCGCTAAAAAAGACTTCAGACGGATTGGCAGACGCGCCAGATAAAAATAGATGTGATTTAAATACCGCACAAAGAGAAGGGTTACTCGGAGCGGGAGACGCACTTATGTCTGTCACTGATGAATCATCATAGATAGATGCACGATTAGCACCGTCACACCAAACTATCTTTTCTGTCCCATCAAAATTAAATACAGCAAAATCATATCGCCCAGCACTTGTTCTACCGCTATCAATTTCAGTCCAGCTACCAGACCCGCTTGTTCCTGTAAATACTTTTTCACCACGCGATGCAACAACTTTTGTTTTATAGATTGCAATGCCTAGTATTTTTTCTGTTGAGGCAGAAGTCTGTGGGACTATGTTGGTATTAAACTTAGTAAAACCATTTAAACGACGATAGCCCCCCGCTATGTCGGGTTCAAAGTTTTGTAGCTCTAACGCCGCACCGGGTGGCAAAGAAAACGTATCTTTATTTAAAACTAAACCACCCGACAACCTAACTACATAAGGACTGATAGCAGAAGTATCTGGCATTATACGGCTCTAAAGTAATCTTTACGGTTAATAAGTTCAACTCTCATTCGGGCTAAACCTTCTTTGTAATCTCGTTCTGTTAGTTGGGCAGATTGCAAATCTGAACGTAATACGTAAGCATAGTATTTAGCTCTGTTCACAATAACATCGTGAAAACGTTCTGGAATTATTGGGGTATCGGTGTTAGCACTTAAATCACTGTGAGTAGCGTAGTACTCGTAATTAATTGTGTATGTAGCATTTGGCTCTGGATATAAACCCAACTTTAAATCTGGAGTGAGATAGAACCTTTCAGGTTCAGCCAGATGATCATCCCCGGGATCACTATTGAGTGCTAAGTAAGATTGATTGTATTCGTCATAACTTAGAAACTTAAGTAATTTAAGAGGTTTGGTTCCGCCCGGGTTGAGTATTACAGCATCTTCATTTAAGGTTTTTAAATCAGTTTGAAGACTATACTCTCCAGTACCGGACGATGTTGTTATGGTGTTTGATGAGTAAGTGAAAGGCCACTCAACTTCTGAATTAATAATATCTTTTTGTGCTTTATTAATTAAATCTTTTACAGCACTTTGAATGCCTCGTGTAGAAGCAACAGATGTAATTACAACCTCATTTAGTTCTAATAAAACAGCGTTTACCAATTGTAAGTACGTCATTTAAGTTACTCCGGGTGTAAACAACTCTTCTACAGACACAATTACATCAAGAGCATCAGCACTAGATGCAGTTGCTTTTAGAGTGTCTCCAGCATTAAAAATAAAAAACCCCTCTGATAATTGTAGATAAAGTTTTGTATTTACTGTTGTAGTATTAGTAATCTTGTAAGTTGCAGAAGCAGAACTGTCTGTCCACTCCAAAGTTATGTCGGCGTTACTACCAGCTATGTTTCCTACATGAATGAGTTTTATTACGCCTGTGTAGTTTGATGGACAAGTGTAAATAGTAGTTTGGTTCGTTGATGTTAACTTAACCCCTATGCTTCTTATTTTAGCAGTTGTTCCATCTAAAATAGGCATTAGGGCCACTCACCGATACGCATAGCTTCTGATAGCTTATGTGCTCTTTGCCCGACTTGACGCGCCCAACGGCTATCCATCATTTCAATACTAGCTTGAATAAAGTCTTCTTGCTCAATAGCTAACCACATGTTTTGAAACTTGAGCAAAGTTGGAATGCCTAGATTAAAGCCCATGTCTACAAGCACCCGCTGACGAACAGCATCAAGTTCAGCAACCATCGGCTTTTTACTAAGTAATTCATCTTCTACGATCTTAATATCGTTCTTAAGAAGATAACGCGCTTCATCTTCTGTAATACCACGATCTTCAATGTTACGACCTACTCCAATGGTTAGCTTATCCGCAGTGCATTGGTATGGCCTTAATTCAAGACCCTCATGTGTAATAAGCTGGTCTTCTAGGGATGCCATATCGTATTTCATTAACATTTCCATCTACGCCGAGCCGCAAGACCCCGCTCCCCTTTCCAGTTCTTAGAACGAGCACAAAAACTCTTACGTCGTTTAGCGGCTTTACTTCCCGGTTTTACTTTACCAGTTACAGGTGGTTTTAAGTTTGACCCTGTCTCTCTATTGTATTTAGCACGACCTTTTGCGGTGAGTCCAGCACCCTGCTTTACAGAACGCTTTTCGCCCCGTTTAACAGATAGACTAACGTTTTTTCGTCTTGCCACGTCCGGTCCTTACTTTTGCTCGTCTTGTATTAGCTACAACAGTTTTACCCCTAGCACCTGCCGCCTTTTTCTTACGGGCAGTTTTAGCTCTCTCGCTCTGGGACAAACTTTGCGCTTTCTTTTTGGGTAAACAACGATCAGGGTTTTTCTTATCTTTGGATGTTCCACAAGGCCCTTTTATTTTACCGTCTGTTCCAATACGGACCCACTCTTGTTTTAACCACTGTTTAAGTTGTCCCATATTATAACCTTGTACTACATATCATAATCTAACAAGAGTTCACTACCAATTTCAATATCACATAAAGTAATTAAATTATATACTCTGTAATCATCCCAATCTTGGGATAAAGCTAAAAAACAATTTGGGTTTTCAGAATGGTTTATAAAACCTCCCAAAGGTGTTCTTATATATCCAGCAATCATTGGTACTTTGATATGAGTGCTACCTAAATCAGAGCCTTCTGGTATATTTTGTGTAGAAAATAATCCTAACCCTTCTATATCACTTTCACCAATAGTTAATTCATCAGGTAGAGGTTTATAATAAAATCTATCGTATCTAAGCTTTGCCACGCGCCCGCCTTATTGCTTCTTTACCGCGTTTTGCTATTTTAGCTTGTTCTGTTTTACCAGCTACCTTAGCACGTTGCTCAACAACGGTAAGTATCTGTATTTTACGTGCAAAAGATTTACCGCTATTTTTAACACGTTTTACTGTGTCTCGTGCATCCTGCACAGTAGCGTATTTTATTGGGACTGTATCTTTAGGATTTTCGTCTGTGTACAGTCTACGACTACTACCCTTAGGTTTTTTGCCTGTTCCTACTTTAGGGTCTTTTTTCATTACCTACCCCTACGCTTACCGCCCTTGGACTTTTTAGCGTAATTAGGATCTTTACAGTATTTTGATGCGGCTAGATTCGCATATGCTGACGGGTACGTATCAAAAGTGCGTTTTGCCCAAGCTTTACCTTCAGGACAAATCTTTCCTTTGCTTTTAGCTTTTTTCTTGCCGCCTTTTGCGGCCTTTTGACGGGCCATTGCAAATCTGTCGGTATATCCCATAGGTTGCATGTAGGTTACCCCCGGAAGGCTTGACGCGAGTTTAAAGTGTTTACGTATAAGAGTCAAGCCCCCCGAAGGGGGCTATCATCATCAAGTTCCAGTAGATACCGTCGCTGATTCTACGGGGTTAACAGAAACATCTGCTATGATTGCGTGTACACGGAAACGCAAAGCAGTAGTTCCTGAAGATCCAGAATCAAGAACGGTGACTTGGATTGCGTCAGCAGAAGTAACCATGTTAACGCCAGCGGCTTTCAGATTAAACTGAATTATAGCGGCGGCGTTAGAGGCACCTCCATCAACAAGTGAATCTACATCCGTAGAGACACCTACATCCAAAGTAACGTTCGCGTTTCCAGACGCTTCCAAGACTTCCAGTGCACCACCGATAACGACGGTGTCAGCAGGTAAGTCGATTAGTTTTACCACATCGTCACCAGCTAGTGATGTGTTATCCACAGCATCATAAACTGGTGAAGTGATAACGTAAGGGCGTTGTACAACACCGGGATGACCAACAGTGCCACCCCCGGTAACGGTACGATCATAAGTAGCCATTAATCATCTCCTATTATGCAAAGTCGATAACGGCGCGAACAATAGCCTCTGGACGTAATACTTTACGACCAAACACATGAAGTCCACGAACAATATCGCTAAAGCTTTCAGTTGAACGAACTACCTCTGTCTTTGCAATGTGTGAAGCTGTAGAAGTTGAGGACATATGTCCAGCAAGAACGACGTTTTCACTACCATCTGTAGCCAGTGTAGCTGTGGCATCAGTCAATACAATTTGATCTGTGCCGCCTGTAGAGTTAAGTGCAGTTGTCTTGTAACAAGCAAATCCAGCAATGTTACCCTGCATAACTAG